GTAAACTTACCGTAAGGTAAAAGTTCTTCTAATTTATTACAAGCTTCTTCTGGGTTTGTATCTTGTGCGAGATGTTTATACTTCATTGACCAAGAGTAAGAAGAATCACAACCATACTCCCATACAGGTAAGTCCTCTACTCGCTTGACATTAATCAAGTCGTAGTCTTTATAGGGGAGTTTCCATGTGTCAGGATTAGAGGGGGTACTTTGTCCAAAGCCATTACATTCTAAATTACAACCAAAGAACCTAATCCACACTGTAGGTGTACCAGCCATTTCAGCCTCGCCTTGGAACGAGTAAAACATTTCAGAATAACGTATCTTCACAATTAAGTTCTCACAATCATTACGAATTATGCTGCTATTATAACAGGTTTTTTCTAAATGTCAAGCTCTTCTGATGATTTTTTTTCATCAAAATACTTGGGGCGTCTCTTAGGGGGCTTCTTGTAGTCTTCCATTTTAGCGGCTTCCCTAGCATTATTGTCTAGTTGTTCTCGCATCCATGCAACAAACTCGTTACTGCCTTGTTCACCCTCATTCAAGTCCTCTAAAATAGCTTCTAAGTCTACTGACTGTAGATACTTCATTTTAGTTTCTTGATGTTTCTTTTCTTTTTGTATTCTTCTTAAAAAGGCATAGTATGTAATTTGTGTAAAATACGCAAAAGGATTTTTTGATTTGTCAGGATCAAAGTTGTGAATGTATGTTAGACAGTTTTCAATACCATCTAAAACCATTTCCTCTCTAAAGGTATAGTTAATAAAATTAGATCTGTATGCAAGGTGATTGGCAATTTTAATAAAACACTCGCCTAAATATTGCGTTACAGGTGGGCGCTCATCCCCAGCAGCCTCTGCCTCATTACAGAGTGCTTTATACTCTGAAATTTTAGCATAGAACTCTTTGTTGTCTATGTAGTGAGCTGGTTTCTTTTCCATGTTTACTCCATTATAAAAAATTTCTGCTTGACAACCATTTAAAAAGGTTGTATACTTCGCTATGTAGCGTTTAAAGGATCAATGTATTGTATCTTTACCATCGTTATTACTTAACATTGCCTCTTTTAACCACTCTTCCTCTTCAGGTGTTAAATCAACATCATACTCATTACCAGCACTAACTGGCTCTTCATCAATAAAATCTCCTGAAAAATATGTTGGTTTGTTATAACAATTTTCAACCATATTCTGAAAAGAGCGATAAAACTTTTCAGATAAACTATAACTTGTCATAACATTTATACTATCAAAATTCACTTCTCTATCATCCGTCATTGTCATATAAGGGCGAATTAAATTTGTTTCCCCAAGTGGCATACCTTGTTCATTTGGTAATGTATGAATAACAATCTCAAAAGGGTATGTAATTTTAATCATGTCATCCTGTTGTTCAAATATTCCTACAAGAGTTGTGTTGTTAATTAATTTAATTACTCTAAGTTCCACTGGCATCTATCCTCACTAATTTATAGTCAAATTTTTCTTCGCTATAAATTTTAATACGTTCAATCATGTGTTGTAACGTATAGTTCTTTTTGCTCTTGTAAGACAGATCATCTCCAATATCAAATAAATTACATGTTGTTTTGTTATCACCCTTTCTTAGTCCTCTACCTATACTTTGTAAATTTCTAATTCTAGACTTACTCGGAGAAGCGAATACAACATTATGTAAGTTCCTTATATTTATACCAGTTGAAAATGTACCATATGAAGCTATAATTATAGCATCGTTTTCCTTTTCTGTCAATGCTCTAATTTCTTCTCTTTGCTCTGTATCAGTACCACCGTATACAAAAAACACTTTTCTGTTATCTTTTACACTCTTTTGAATCATTTCGTGTAAGATTTTGCCGTGTTTCTCTACATATTGAAACAGAACTAGTGTATTACCCTCTTGTGTAATAGAAACGTTTTTTATAATTTCGTTGCGTTTTGGATTAGATACTAACCAATCCATTTCTTCTTGATAGGTGAAGTCTTTAACTAACTTCTTTTCTTGTTCACTGTAGTCTAATACAAGCCCGATAATTTTTAAATTAGCGACTTGTTTAGTGTCCATTAATTTTTTTGTTGTAGTAACTTTAAAAACGGAACCAAAGATGCCTTCTAATACTAGCTTGTGCGTCTTGGTTCCGTCTAACGTGCCGGTTGTACCAATTCTATATGGTGTGTTCTCACACTTATCCAAAATGGTTGTTAATGACTTTGCTTTAAACTGGTGAGCCTCGTCCCCATAAACAACATCAAATTTTTCGAACCACGATTTAGGAAACTTGTAAATAGATTGCCAAGTACTAATCGTTACTGGAAATTCATTTGATTTCTCTTTACCGCCATAAATTCTATGACAGTTCTCTGATACAGACCATTCATTATCTGAAGCATAGTCTGCAAAATCTCCATACATCTGTTCTACAAGTGATGTTGTAGGAACAATAATTAATTGCTTTCTGCCTAAGCGTTGGTGATAACGAACCAAGGAATATATAATGAGAGACTTGCCAGAAGCAGTGGGGCTAAGTAGGAGTACCCTACCTCTATTAACGGCTTCACGGATTCCATCAGCTTGGTAATCTCTAACTTCAATATCTTTTCCATTACTCTTTAAGTTTAACTCCTTTGTTAAGTTTTCAACGTATTTTATTGATACAGGATCTCCTATATCGGTTATCTTTTCTTCCAGTTTATACTCGAGAGTCTTGCAAAACTCTCTCAAGTATGGTAATAGCCCAACATAAAGAGTCTTATTGTAAATGTTAAAAAGTCTAACTTTTCCATCCCACATACGACTCTTATAGAGAGGCATAAACTTAGCACCAGGCACCTCAAAGGTAAAATAGTCGCTAAGTTCTTGAGCGATACCTGGGTCAGTATCAACAAGCAGATGTACTTCGTTTTTCTTTTTAACTGTTATCACTACATTAAACCGTTAGTAAACTTTGTCCATTCGATAGCGTTTTTAATATCCCATGTCCTACTATTTAGTGCCTTCATAACTGTCTCACAAAATAGCAAACATGCCCGCGAGTACTCAAGTCTCTCAGATAATTTAATAACATCTGGATCACTATCCAAGTACTCTTGCATTTCGTTTTTTAAAGGTTGGTTACCTAAAAACTGTTCCCAACCTAAATCGTCAAGCTCTTGTTTACTAAGCTCGCCACGAAAATATCTCCACTTCAGCCTCCTAAGAGTAAGTAGGTTAGATTCGTATTTTCTGTTCTGTAGTTTTAGCGTCGTTAAATAATTCAAATACTTCGAATGTAACTCTGCTGTCTTGATTGCTGCCGAGCCCAAGTTAAGCTCATCTATAATACAATCTTGCTTCCACTCAGATTGTAATTCATCAAGTTTCATAATATACTCCTAGAGTCATGACAAAACATTATTATACACTCTTTACAGTGTATGTCAAGAACTTTTTTAACTAAATTATGTTAGTGTTTCTACAACAAACTGCTTGTATCTAAAAGTAGCTAGAGCCTGAAAATAGTCAGTGTTACCTGTACTAAGATCAAAGTCCATACCACTTAAAGCCACAGGAAAAGCATCTTGAAACACTACTCTAGTTGTAGGATTGTTATTTGAATCCAATATAAACAAACTTGCATCGCTTTTTTCTAGTAAAGCTCGCATTCTCGTTATTTGAATCGATGAAGGTTGTCTGTATTGTTGCTTCTCAATAAACTTTATATACTCGTCACGGGACTCTGGGAAGCCTAATCCCCTAATCCAATTATATAGTTCTAAATAGTTTTGTAGATTTTCTTGAATAAGAAATCTAATATTAAGTTCCCCAAATTGTAATTTCTCACCTGGTTCTGAATAGTCAACAAGAGGGGTATTTACAGTAGCAAACCCTAATGTCATATCTGGTATGTTTGCAGACTGACAAAAATACGCAACATTCGGAATTGAATGCACTTGAAATTTAAACCCGTTGGGCCGTAAAAAATCTAACTCTGAAGGATTACCTCCATCAAAAGTTGCTTCCGAAATATTGAGTATTGGGTCTAATGCCATTACCTACCTTGTCCTCTGTATTTTTTAAAACTAGCTTTTTTGCTTTTGTTCATACTACTCATTTTAATATTACCTCTACCAATAGAGGTTTTCTTATTCACTTTCTGAATAACTACTTTAGCATCTTTCCATTGTCTTGCCATAATTATGTTCTCCTTATGTGTTATTTATAAGAGTTATTCTCCACAGATAAAAAAAGGGCCTTGTGGCCCTTAATTAATTTATAGTATTATTGGCAAACAAATAAGCCGTCTGCGTTTGGACTACATGTAATTGGATCTGCTAGATCCGCACCCAACTGTTGAATCGTTGCATTCATATCTGCAAGGATTTGTGCATAGTTGGTATTCGTTAGTGTGTTATTAGCAAGTGATGTTGCATTGTTATCAGCAATGATACCAGCCATAGTAGCATTAGTATCTTGATTAATAGCAAACATTCCTTCCATACCCCACTGAGCGATAGTAGTCATGTTAGTCATGCCAGTAGCAGCAACATCATTAACAGTATCGAAACCAGTTGTAGCAATATTGTTAGCAGTTGTTAAACCGTTTGCGGCTGTTAGTACAATGCCAGACACTCCAGTAGCAGCAACATCATTAACAGTATCGAAACCAGTTGTAGCAATACTATCAGCAGTTGCAAAGCCTAAGCCAGCAATATTCGTGTTAGCACTGAAGCCAGCAGTAGCAATATCGGTGTTAGCACTGAAGCCAGCAACAGCAACATCTGCAGTTTGACCGCCAGCAGTGTTTAGAGCATTAAATCCAGCTAAAGCAATTTCTGCCGATGCTTGACCGCCAGCCGCAGCTGCTCCTGCCCATTGCCCTCCCAAATTAGCAACCATGTTTTGTTGTCCTAACTGAATTGCTTCGTTTGTTTGGAAACTAGCTAACTGAACATCTTTTGAGTTGTTGCTAGCATTAACTGAGGTCCACGCACTAAGAGCACCCATACCAACTGTAGTAACAGCAGGTGTTAAAACTTGTGCCCATTTTAAAGCACCGCTTTCAATATACTGTGGTGTAATGGTGGGGGTTTGTGATAAGGCAATTGCCATAGTAGCTGCTGTAGCAGCACCTGGATCACCCGACTGTGCCATTTGCGCTAGTGCTTGATATCTAGCTGCAGCAATCATTGTTTGTGCATCTTGTGATGCCTTAACTGCCGCATAGTAGTCTTGTGCGGCTTGATTGCTTGCACAAGCAGTGTGAACAAACACCATTGGCAAAAGCAAAAGTAACTTCAATTTTTTCATAATATCTCCTAGGATAATCAATTAATCAAAATCTGGCACACATGGTGCGCCATTAATATGTATTATAACATCTGTACTTAAAAAAGTAAAGTGTAAATATTACACAAAAATTAATCTAGGATATTCCAGTGCTCATCTACTGACACTGTTTTCACTGTTTCAACAATGCCATGTTCTTCATTATATGCTTTTCTCATTTCGTAAAGTTCATTTGTTGAGTCAGGATCAAAATGGATCGGATATGCTTCTGAATGCTTTATGAACATAGTCCACTCTAAAGAATCAACCTTTGGGGGGTGTGTAAATACTGGTCCACATATACATTTATCTCCTTCATCACAATGCTCTCCATTTACTTCATGATCACCGTGGCCGTCTTCTAGAGCCCAATCAGCCAATTGAGTTACATGACCTTCAGGTATTCTCATCATAGCGTTAATAACATTTGCATGTCTTTCATAACCTGGATACACGTTATCTACATTGTATTCTTTTTCAAGCTCAAACAGAAAAAACTCAATATCAGTTGATGGGCGAGTTTCATTTATTACTAAAAGTTTTCGATTAGACATCATTGTTCTCCATAATGTTTTTATTTATAAAAAAAGGGGGAGCTAATGCTCCCCCCAAGTTCCATTTAATATGGAATCTTATTATTACATTAAGTTAGTAACTTTAACGCTTCTGTAGTACTGGTTTCTGTCTGCAGTAAAGTTATCTGCGTCAGTGTTACCAGAACCATCTAGTACGAATGGGTTAGCAATCATGCCGTAACGTGTCTTAAAGCCGATTTTTGGCTGGAAGGTGTTAGGATCAATCGCTCTAACCATTTGTAGAGGAACGTAAGGACAGTAGAAAAGACCAGCGTCATAAGCACTTGAACCTTTGTAACCTGCTACGTAGAACTGGCTAGCAGCTCCAGTGTTAGC